TCGTGATCCATCCTATCCGCGGCCAAAAGGCCATGGGCCTCACGGCGTAGCGGGCAAAGCACCATAGCCTTGCCCAGATGTTCCAAACGCTTGGCCCGGTCGGATAACATCATGGATGCTTGCGTATGGAGCTGGTAGCGCTCGGCTGGGCCAAGGTCCGAATGTTCCAACGCCAACAAGCACGGCCCGATGGCTTGCTGGTATTCGTTTTTTAAAAAATGTTCCTGCGCTAGGTAATACCATTCCATCCCAATCCCTGCGATGCGGCTGGCGATGATGCGCTTATTGCGTTCTGCGCTGGATACTTTCGGGCCATTAGGGGCGTGAAGGATTTTTAAGTGCTCAGCGATGGCTATCTTGGCTCCGGGCGTAGGTGTGACTCTTTCGTGGATTTGTCGTTCCCAATGGGCGGGGAGCTTGCCGTTATCCATTCTGCGAAATACCCTCTCTCTTTTGTTGTTCCTCATTCCTGAGTTCTGCACATCATAAATCGTCACCAAGATATCCCATTCGCTCTTGCCTGCCTCCCTATCCATGGTGGCTTGTCGATGGGCCTGCGCTTGCCCTGATTCAAGGATGTCGTCGCAGTCCGCCCACATCACGTACTTGCCAGAAGCCAAGCTAAAGGCTTTGTTTCTAGCGGCGGCAAAATTATCAATATGAGGCCATTCCGCATGCTCGGGTGAGTTCTGGTACTCGCCCCAGACTAAAGCCTCGCCAGCGGCCTCCTGTGCGCATTTACGCATACCCTGCGCATCATTTGCACCGCAAGCCGAGACGACGACGACCTCATCCCACAGGCCGTGGGTGGATTGAATGAGGCGTTTGAGAATGTCGCCCTCGTTAGGGCCGACGATGATCGCTAAAGAAATTAGGGGGGATTTCATATTTTTTGAGTAGGGAAAGCCCAGCACACCCCCCGATGTGCTGGGCACCCTGATGAATCTACTTCTTAGACCAAGCGAACCAAGCTGCTGCCAGATCCAACTCCTGTTCCGAACAGGACGATATAGCTGCGGAAGGTCTGCCCGAGATTCGGGTTAAACCATTCGCGCATCTGCATTGAGAGACCGCTTTCGGGCTCGGTCACGTTCTCGACGTAGCCGGGATAGTTCTCGGGAACTTCAGGCAAGCGAGCCGCCACCAAGAGCGCTTCCTGTTGCGCCGCAAAGCCCTTGGAAACTGCGCTGGGCAGGTTCGTATAGGCAAACACGTTGATGTTGTTCACTAGACCGATCCGGCCCGTGCTGATCTTGTCCGCGTTCAACTGTGCGTTTGCCACGATGCTGCTGTCGTTAAGCAGTCCGGCGTAGTTGTCGGGAGACACCACGGCAAACCGATTCACGTTAGGAACCTTGTTTGTGTCCAAGGTATAGCCGAGCGAGGTCACGCCACGATAGGTCAACGCACCAGCCGCCACTGAAAGGCTGCTGGAGAAGTTACCGCTGGTGATGTTGCCGAGCACGGAATCAACCATGCTTTTTCCAACCGCATAAGCGGCGGAAGCGGCGAAGCGCTCGATCAAGTTGATCTGCGAGCTGGCCTTCTCATCGTCACGGATAGCAACGGTCGAATGGATCAAGTTGGACAGAGTGATTGTGCAATCAGTCTGCGTCCGATCGTTCGATACGTAGCCAGCTGTGGTGGAGTAAGCCGAGGCAGTGCCAACGGTTACGAGGTGGGTGGTGATTACGTCACCTTTACGGGCGGGAACGTCCGAAAAATCGGTTACGCCCTGCGTTAAGAAAGGAAAGCGATCGACCAGGATCGTGAGTGCACGTTGGGCGATGGCTTTTCCGTTCGAGACTGTGCCGAGTGTGTTTGCCATGGTTTTGTGTTTCTTTCTTGTTTAGCGGGCGAACTTGATTTGTTTGAAAATCTCCGCCGCCCGACGGGGATCTTTTTCTGCGTTGAAAGCCTTGAGGATTTCTTCGCGAGAAATGGGTTGGGTGGTTGCCATCTCCAAGGGCTTTGTTCCTCGGCTGGCCTCCAATTCAATTTTAAGAACGGCAAGCTCGGCCTTTGCGCCTGCTTGATCATTCTTGGAAAGGTTGGTTTCGGTTACTGCGGCAGCGGGTGCGGCTTCAATCACTACTTCGGGGGCCGCTTCCTCGGGCTTCACTTCGGGTTCGGAAAGTTTTTTTTCCTCAACCTTGGCGGCCATGCCGGGCATAGCGGGCATTTCCTCGCCCTGTTCGCCAGCGATGTCCGCTTGCTGAAGGGCAATCATTGCATCCATTTTTCCGTTAAGTTCGGCAATGGCTTTGAGGATGTCGTTATTGTTAGGCTCCATTTCGGGAGCGGTCACAGGTGCCGGGGCCGCCGGAGCTACGGGCGCGGCTTCAGCCAGCGCTTCTAATTTGACCTCGGGGGCCGTGGTTTTATCCATGCCATGCTTTTCGCTGTCAACCCGTGCCTGAAAAATTCCTGAGGGATTGGCGGCGGGCGTGAGCACTAGATCCACAGAAAACAAGCTCTGCACATCTGCCAATGTGGTGCCGTCCTCCGCTGATCTAGGAATTCCGCTAAAGCTGATAGAGAATCCGATTTGTCCAGGGAGCGTGCTGATTAGCTCCGACAAGAAATTAAAGCTGTCGTGACTTTGAAAGAGGGTGAAGTCAGCTCTGACTTGGCCGCCATCCGTTCGGAAGTTTTCAAGATAGCCGATGATATTTGAAATTGAGCCCGAGTGATCGGAAAGAACCTTAACCTGCCCGGCTTCGTTTCCACGTTCGACTACCTGTGCGAGTGTTTCCGCGTCGATCATCATCCCGTGCCCTAATGCTGGGCCAGCGGTGATCACGCTAATCCCTTTAAATTTCTTTTCGGCCATATCGGCCTTCCCGCGTCAACTCGATTTCTTTTTTCGAGCCTTTTTATCTTTCAAACCAAGGGCGGTTGCAACCATCGTCAGCTCCTTATCGCTGAAATTAAAGTCGGGGTTATCCTTCATCGTAAAGGCTTCGGTCAAAACGGGCGCCTGCATGGTTTCTTTTTCTGTGGATTCTTCCATTTGAGGTGCGGGCGTCTCGGTTGTAGGCGCGGGTGCGTCGGCAGGCGGTTCGGATGGCGGGGTGGCGGCGATCGGTTGGTTGGCAATGAACTGGATTTCATTAACCGGAATCCCTGCCTCAGCGCACTTCGTTCGGATGTAGCTTTGTTCCGCAATCTTTTGATCAATCGCTTCCTGCCAATCATCCCCACGGGCTGCATAAATTTCGGCGTATGTGGTTAGGCCAAGTTTTAGATCTTCTCGGTCAGCGGCGGAATCTCTCCCGGCGTCTATGGTGGTCTGCTTAGGCGTGTGATAGGCGGCCTGCCACCAACGTTCCATCCCCTTAGGCACAGTCAGATCCTTGCGCTTAATTCCCTTGGCCAACGCCCACAAGCGTACTCGGCTAACCATTTGCGTAATGATGGCTTGTGAAATTTCATCAAACCGCCTCTGCGCTTGTGCCAGGACAAACCTCTGGGACGGGCCGGATAGATCCGCTTTCCACAGATATTCGTAAGGCAGGCCGAGGCCAAGGGCCACCGCCCGCAGAAATTGATCCATGAAGTCTTGCAAGTTCGGGCTGGGGCGATCGTTCTTAAGCTCACGCAAGCGCCGCCCGGCAGGGATGTTCCAGATGGCTCCCTGCCCATAAATCCTGTCTGTGGTCATGCCGTCATCGTTTGTGCTGTCGTTACCAAAAAATCCTGTGCTCCCGTCGCCTTCTAGCGCTAGGCCGATCTGCCCTACCCGCTTGGCGGCTCCCGTTTCATATTCCAAAATCTCATCACGATCCTGTAACAGGTTTAAACAGGTGACTAAACGGGACAGACTGCGCAGCTCGTCCGCCCGATCGCGTTCGGCTAGGACAATCACGTCGGCGGCCTGCACCTCGTTAAACTTTTCCCCATCGCCCACGCGAATGTAGTAAGAAAGCGGGCGGCCGTTTGCGTTTACCCGCACGCCGTCGATTACCTTTGGATCAGTAATGTAGGGCGGGGTAGCGCAACGGTGTGCCTCAATTAATTGCAACATCGGCCAGCCATCGCCGTTATCGGTAAGAATAATAAATAGCTCATTATCGCGGAGCATGGTGCGAGTGGCTACCTGGGTAAGTGTATTAAAATCTAAAAGGCCGCGGACGTCGCAAGCCAGCGACCAGTTGTGAAACCATTCCTCTGTCGCAGTGTTCCACCCTTCGTCCTTTGTGCGGCTTTGGCACTTGATGCCAGGGCCGATTGAGTTGCGAGTCATGCAATCGATTGCGCCCCTGACGACTGGGTTGTTGTAGTACATGTAGCGAGCAAGGCCCAAGACCTGCGTCCTGCTTGCAGTAGTGACGTCGATCCGGCTGTCGTTGGGTGGCGTGTATATGTAGCGGCGCTTTGTGTAGTCTTGGGCGCCTGCCCGAATCAACCTACCAAACCAGTTTCCTAAAGGCATATTAAGGGTACACGGCTATCTGCACGCCGTAGTTGGGGTAACTCACTTGACCCGTGTTTTTAGAAAGGAACGTTTCTATTTGAGCGGTAGTCGTAAAATCCTTCACCTTGCGCCATGCTTCGTAAGCAAGTCTCGCCAGAGTTGCGGGATCCATGTCTTTTTGAAATTGAAAGCTAAACGATTTACCTGCCACAGATGCGCTCACCATATATCGTCCGTTATTCTTAAAAGATTCAAACTGACTTCCCGCCAGCGCTTCCAAGGCAAGACGTAGGGCAACAGGATCTTTCGCAGCCTGAATCCAAAAGGAAAAAATGAGACCACGCTCCACAAGGCGAAGGGGTGGTGTCAATCGACTGGCGCAGAGATAGGCCGATGGCCTCGGCGCTGTTTAAGATGGGCCGAATAAAGACCAGCTGAGTCCGGCTGCATCCCATCATGTAGGAACGGATTTTACGCGTCAGGCTAAGGGAAAGTCTGTAGGTATCTTCTAGGTGATTCATGCGGGTACAGGTTCAGGTGTTGGGGTGGGCGTAGGTTCTTTCATTGTCATGCTCTCAAGTAAAATAAGCTGCATTTTCTCGCAGTCGCCCAAGTGGTTCCCGCCAACTACTTCCCACTGAAGTTCTTTATGGCCAAATTTCATGCGACGCTCCACAAGACGTTCGGCGGTAAGTTGGGCGATGTAGTCGCGCCCGGTATTACGCGGGAGCCACCAGTCTCCGCCGTCGCGGTCTTTGATCTTGTTAAGGTAAAGGCGTTCTTTCCAGAGGTTGTCGTCGTACTGGATCATTTTAACCAGGCGGCCGCGGTGCTCAATCGTTTGCCTTACCACGCTTGATTTCATTCCTACGGTCACTCCCCTGCCCTTGCTCGCCCAAAATCTGTTTCCACTA